TCAAAAGATTAAAATTGCTAACAATCCTGACAAAGATGTGCCATTCATTGATGCAATCTATCGTGATTGGTCTGACAAAAAGAAAGAGTCGCACTATTACTGTGTGATCGATCTTGAGTCAAAGACTGAAATTATGTCAGGTGAGTTCAAGGGTGAAGGTTCACGCCCTTGGGTAAACTTCCGTTGGTCAAAAGCGGCAGGTGAAACCTATGGTCGTGGCCCGCTAATGAATGCTTTACCTGCAATTAAGGTGACCAACCTAACAATGCAGCTTGTGCTTGAGAATGCACAGATGGCTATTGGTGGTATCTGGCAAGCAGAAGATGATGGTGTCATTAATGTCGATACAATTGAGTTAGTACCCGGCACTATTATTCCGCGTTCACCTAATTCGCGTGGCTTGGAAGCAATCCAGTCACCGTCCAAGTTTGATGTGTCGCAGCTTATTATTCAGAATATGCAGGAAAACATTAAACGTGCTTTGTACAACCAAGACCTAGGCCGTACAGATACTACTCCAATGTCTGCGACTGAAGTTGCGGCACGTCAATCTAACTTAGCTGAGATCATAGGTTCTGCCTTTGGTCGCTTACAGGCTGAGTTTGTAAACCCAGTTATTCGTCGCGTTATTGCTATCTTGAAGAAGCAAGGCAAGATTGAGATCCCTAAGATCGATGGACGCGAAGTCAAGATTGTTGCTAAGTCGCCACTAGCACGTGCGCAACGTAACCAAGATGTCTTACAGCTAACTAACTTTATTGGTTTGGTCACGCAAACTATGGGGCCAGAAGCGGCTGCACAGTTTATTGATCCTGATGAAACCATCCGTCAGCTAGCGACATGGTATGAGATCCCGCAAAAAATCTTAATTGACGAAACCGCGCGGGCTTTGGCGGCTAAGCAACAGCAAGCACAGATGATGCAGATGCAACAGCAAGCTGCACAAAGTCCTGAAATGGCACAAGCTATGCAGAGAGGTATGCTTCCTTGAAAAACATCGATGGCGTTGCAAGGTCAGAAGATGCAGAAAAACAGATTAACGAGGCAATTGCCCTAGCTTTCCAAGGAAAGTCTGGGGAGTTTGCCTTGAAATATCTACGTTCAATATCCATTGAGCGTGTTATGGGGCCAAATTTTGACCCTAATTCCCTTGCTCACTTAGAAGGTCAACGCTTTATTGTTGGCGTAATTGAGCAACGTATTAAGCAAGCACAAAAAGGAGATCAGCCATGACTGACATGACAACTGAATCTGCACCCGAGGTAACGGAAGCAGCACCAGAAACTACCGCAGAGGTAGCGGCACGACCAGAGTATCTGCCAGAAAAGTTTTGGAATGCTGAAAGTAATGCGCCAAATGTTGAAGGTTTGGCAAAGTCGTACAGCGAACTAGAGAAAAAATTTAGTCAACGTGCGTCTGCATTGAAAGAAGAATTGATGTCAGAGCGCCCAGAAGGTGTGCCTGATTCTCCTAATGGGTATGAGTTTAAAATGCCCGAAATTCCTAATGTGCCAGAAGGTTGGGACATTAGCATGGAAGGTGATGACCCACTTTTAAACTGGTGGAAAGACACAGCCCATGCTCGTGGCATGAGTCAAGACGAATTTCAGGAAGGCATTAACCGCTATTTTGAAATTAATTTTGGTGGATTGCCAGATCGCGAAGGCGAACTACAGCAACTAGGTGACAACGCACAAGCTCGTATCGACAAGGTTGATATGTGGCTAAATAAGAACCTAGATGAGAATGAATACAACGCAATTGCTGACTTTGCTGTCACCGCAGATGCTATCCAAGTCCTTGAAAAGATTATAGGTATTGAGCAATCAGAGCCTAGTTTGTCTAGCTTTGGTGAGGAACCTTCGACTGGCAGTGTAACTGAAGATAAGCTTCGAGCAATGATGGATGACCCTCGTTACTGGAAGCCGGGTGAGGTTGATGACGCTTATCGCCAACAGGTGACAGAAGCGTGGCAAAAGCATTACGGGTAAGTAAGTACTTGCTAACCTGTAAACCCTTGTATATATTTCAACCGTGGCCCCGCTGCGCTGATGCCTAGCCCTTTGGTAACTAGGTGAGATGTTCAGAGGACAACCGCTGATTCGTTTAACTCTTATGGAGAACTGTAATGGCTAACACTATTGATACAGCCTTTATTAAGCAGTTTGAGAGCGAAGTACACATGGCTTATCAGCGCATGGGGGCAAAGCTTCTCAATACTGTTCGTCGCAAGACTAACATCAAAGGTGAATCTACCACCTTCCAAAAAATTGGTACTGGCGTAGCAGGTACTAAATCACGTAACGCACAAGTTCCTTTGGCTAACTTGAACCACACCAACGTAGAATGCTCATTGAGCGATTACTACTTGGGTGAGTATGTTGACAAGCTTGATGAGTTGAAGATTCAGCACGATGAGCGTGCAGCAGTTTCAACTTCATTGTCAGCAGCTCTAGGTCGTCAGTCTGATCAATTGATCATTGACGCAGTAGATGCTTCTGGTAACGCAACTACTGGTACTGGTGCAATTACTTTGGCTAAAGTAGAAGAAATCTACGAAGCATTTGGCAACAATGACGTACCTGATGACGGTCAGCGTTACATCATGGTTTCTCCACAGGGTTGGACTGACTTGATGGGCATTGATGAGTTCTCAAACCGTGACTACATTCCAGAAGCAGAGCTTCCTTGGAAAGGCGCGGGCTTGTCAGCTAAGCGTTTCATGGGCTTCTTTGTTATGACTCACTCTGGTCTTTCTAAGACTGGCGCTGTTCGTAACTCTTTGGCTTATCACCGTGCTGCGGTTGGCGCTGCTTCAGGTCAAGAAGTGTCTATGGACGTTACTTGGCAGGGTAAAGAGCAAGCTCACTTGATGGTAGCTTCTATGTCGCAGGGCGCAGTCCTGATTGACGACAATGGTTGTTATATCCTCAAGCACACTGAAGTTTAATTGGGGGTGAAAAATGGCATATTCAGCTGAAAACATGAAGCGTTTGAATGTAGGTGACGAATCAATGTACATCTACAAATCAGCAGACGCGATTGCTACTGTTGCTGCTTCTGGCTACTTCAATAGCGCATACGCTGAGTTGAAGAAGGGTGATGCGATTATCGTAATCGATTCATCTACTCCAACCATCGACATCTGCGTTGTTTCTAGTACCACTGGTGCAACAACTGTTACCGTTGTAAACGGTAGCTAATAGACTGGGGGCTTCGGCCCCCTTTCTTGGAGATTTAAATGGGCGCGACAACAGACATAGCGGTAGCACAAAAAGCTTGTGCATTAATCGGTATGCAGCCAATTACTGCGTTTAGTGACGATAGCTCTGAGGCTATTGTTCTTAACGCTATATATGATGAGATTGTCGAGTCTGAATTAGCGGGTTATCCGTGGCGTTTTGCGATGGCACAGCGCACGTTGAACCGTTTAGCTGCAACACCGGCTTCACGTTGGGATGCGGCATATCAAATACCTAGTGATATTTTGATGGTACGTGCAGTAACCGTTAATGATCACACTATTGAATATGATCGATATGACGACAATATCTACTGCAACGCGGGCAGTAGCGAGGTTGTTGTTATGGATGGCACCTATCGTGTCAAAGAGATCGATTGGCCCGCGTTCTTCCGGCTTGGGATTGAATATCGTCTAGCTTCCGCTCTTGCAAGTGGCGTTAGTTTGCAAGCTGATCTGTCACAGCTTCTTGATGAGAAAGCTGAATTACAGATCCGCAAGGCTCGTAATATTGACGCTTCATCTCAAACAACCAGAAAGGTAAAACAAGATCGTCTAGTTAATGTGAGGCTGTAAGCATGAGAAGGGTAAGAACCCTACAGACTAATTTCTCTGCGGGACAGCTTGATCCATTAATGGTTGCACGAAGCGACACCAAAGCTTATGGCAATGGTGCTGCTGAGATGACTAACTTTATGCAGCTTGTTCAGGGTGGCGTTAAACGCAGACCTGGCATGGAGTATCTTGGCGAGATTGGTCATGAAGCACG